ATCGTCGGGCGTCACGCTCGTGCTTCGCGATGACTTCGTCGACTACGCCGAGGGCGTTTTCACCTATGCGCTCGTCGTTCGCGTTCCGGTCGTCGTGCTTCAGGGGGTCAGCGATGCCCCGGGTCCATGGCTGACGGCCGAGCAGGAAGCGGCAGCCGTCCCGATGACGGACCTCGCATTCAACTATCAAGGGAGTGGATCGTGAACACGTACATCTACAGCGGGCCGACGACCGGGCTTACGCTGCGCGGCGAGAAAGGCGCGAAGACCGAGGTGATGCTGTTCCCCGGCAAGCAGGTCCAGTTGCCGGACATCAAGGAAGTCAAAACCCTGATTGCGCTCAAGCGCCTTACATTGGTCGTCCCGAGCGCCGCGCCTGCACCCGCACCGAAGGCACCGGCGGCCGAAGCCGCGGCTGCAGTTGACGGTCCGGTCGAGACCGGCGCGCCGTCGGGGGCCGCCGCCACCGCGAAGAAAGGAGCATAAGAGATGGCAGATTTTCTGCATGGCGTCGAGACGATCGAGACGACCGTCGGCGGCGTTCCCGTCACACTCGTGAAGACGGCCGTGATCGGTCTCGTCGGCACGGCATTCGGTGGCCCGGTCAATACGCTCACGCAGGTAGCATCGCAGTCGGACTGGGCGCAATGGGGCCCGGCAGGTAATGGCTCGACGATTCGCGATGCACTGGAGGACATCAACGACGAAACGTCGACGATCGTGCTCGTCGTGAACGTGCTCGACCCGCTCGTGCACAACGCGGCGATCGCGGATGAGGTCGTAACGCTCGGCGCGACCGATACTGGCCAGCTCAAGTTCGCGGGCGTCGTGACATCGCTGCCGTTCCAGCTGCAAAGCAGCGACGGACAAACGACCTACGATGAAACGTCGGACTACACGCTCGATCCGCTCAACGGCATCATCACGCGCGTGTCGACCGGCCAGATCGCCCCGCTGCAGCAACTGAAGGTCAGCTACAGCCATGCCGATCCGTCGGCCGTCCAGCCCTCCGACATCATCGGCGGCGTGAACGCGGCCGGTCTGCGTACCGGCATGCAGATATTCCAGGACGGCTACTCGCTCTTCGGCTACTTTCCGAAGCTGCTCGTCGCTCCGGTCTGGTCGACGCAGTCCTCGGTTTCGACCGCGATGACCATCATCGCGAACAAGATTCGCGCGATGTGCTGGATCGATGCGCCCAGCGGGCTGACCGTCGAACAGGCGATCGAGGCGCGGGGCCCCAGCGGCGCGATCAACTTCTACGTGTCGGACGAGCGCACGGTTCCGCTTTATCCCTACGTGACGGTGTACGACGAGACGACGAACGCGAACGTCCTGCGGCCGCTGTCTGCGCGCGCGGCCGGTATTCAGGCGCAGAAAGACCAGACGAACGGCTACTGGTGGTCGCCGTCGAATTCGGCGATCCAGGGCATCGTCGGCACGGAACGCCCGATCACATCGATGGTCAATGACCCGACGTGCGAAGCGAACCAGCTGAACGCGGCCGGCATCGTGACCGTGTTCAGTTCGTACGGCACCGGCTTTCGGCTGTGGGGAAACCGTTCGTCCGCCTATCCGGCATCGACGAAGCCGACGCAGTTCATCAGCGTGCGGCGTACTGCGGACATCATCGAGGAAAGCATCGAGTACTTCACCTTGCAGTTCCAGGACGCGCCCGAGTCGAACGGCCTTATCGATTCCGTCGTTGAATCGGTGAGCGGGTTCATGCGCTCGCTGATACAGAGTGGCGCGATCCTCAATGGGCGGGTGTGGTACGACCAGGCACAGAATCCGACGACCGAACTCGAGGCCGGTCACATGACCTACAACTACGACTTTATGCCCCCGCCGCCCAACGAGCGGATCACGTATCAGGCGCAAGTCAACGTCAACTATCTGAGCACGCTCGCGGGCAGCTCGACTTCGTCTTCGTGAGGTAACCGGCAATGGGAATCCAGATCAACCGCATCACCAACGCGAACATCTACATGAACGGCAACTCGCTGCTCGGCCGCGCCGAGGAGATCGATTTGCCGGATCTGTCGGTGCTCGAAACCGAGCAGAAGGCGCTCGGCATGGTCGGCACGATCTCGCTGCCGGCCGGCTTCGACAAGCTCGCTGGCAAGGTGAAGTGGAACAGCTTCTACAGCGACATCTGGCTCGCATTCGGCAACCCGTTTCTGCCCGTGTCGTTGCAGTGCCGTTCGTCGGTGGACACGTACACGAGCCAGGGCCGGTCGGCAGAAGTACCGCTCGTGACGTTCCTGACGGTCACGATGAGCAAGCTACCCTTCGGAGCGTTCAAGCCGAAGGACAACGCCGACTTCCAGTCGGAATTCACCTGTACGTATGTGAAGCAGCAATTCAACGGCCAGGACGTGTTCGAGCTGGACGTGCTCGCGAACATCTTCAAGGTCGGCGGCGTCGACCAGTTGGCCACTTACACGAAGAACCTCGGAGGTTGATGCATGAGCAACGCAGAAAAAGTGCAGACGGCGGTCGGCGCGCTCGAAAAATTCGATCTTGATTTTCCGGTGGATCTTGCCGACGGGCGCCGTCTGACCACGATCCATCTGCGTCGGCCGAGGGTGCGCGAGCTGAAGCAGGCGCAGCGCCAGACGACCGATCCGTCCGAACAGCAGTTTGTGCTGATGTCGCTGATGTCGCAGGAAAAGCTGACGCCCGAGGACTTCGAGGACATCGACCTGGGGGACTTCATGAAAATGAACCGCTTTTTTCGACGGCTCATGGGCGACGATCCCGCAGCTGCAGGAAATAGCGGGGCTGCTGGCGAGATGGTTCAGGTTCCAGCCTAGCGAAATCGACGACCTGACGGTCGACGAGTTGCTCGACTGGTCGAAGACGGCCGGCGAGCAGATCGACGCCACAGTCAAGCACACGAAGCGATAGCCGCCGAGCGGCACCCGGGATGCCAACATGGCAAGTATGTTCGAGCTGGGCATCCTGCTCAGCCTCATCGATACCGCAAGCGCACCGCTGCGGCAGTTCACCGGCAATCTGCAGAAGACCGGCGTAACCGGCGCAAACGCGATGCAGCGCCTCGGCGCCGCGATGGATCGCGTGTCGGCGCGCATGACCGCGATGGGCGGCGCTTCGCTCGCCCTTGGCGAAGAATTTCGTCACCTCGCGGAAAAGCCCGTCGAAGCCTTCGTCGAAATGGACTCCGCGATGAATCAGCTTGCGGTGGCCACGCTCGACAACACGGGCAAGGTCGGCGCTGGCTTCGAGCAGATTCGCCAGAAGGTCCTCCAGATCGACAGCCGGCTGCCGATGACGACTGCCCAGGTCGCCGACGTCGGCACCGCCCTCAAAAGCGCGGGCGTCACGATGCAGCAGATGCTCGACGGTGCGTACGACGCTGCCGCGAATCTGACAGTCGTATTGCGTATGCCGGGCGACGAAGCGGGCCTGATGGTCGCGCGGCTCCGCGAAGCCTACGGGCTCGCTGGAAGTGAACTGCCAAAGATGGCCGATCTGATTCAGCGCGCGCGATTTGCCTTCGGTATCTCGCCCGAGGAACTGCGCTACGCGAGCGCCTACTCGGCGCCGACGCTGAACATGCTAGGCCTGACCGGAATCGACAACGCGCAAAAGCTGCTCGCGATCCAGGGCATGGGCGCGGGCTGGAACTTCCAGGGCAGCAGCTTCGGCACGAACTTTTCGATGTTCCTTACCCGGCTGTCCAAAGGACCGGAAATGATCCGGATGGCCACGCGTGGCATGAGGGCAAAGGTGCGCGAGGACATGGATCGCGCCGGCGTGAAATTCAACTTCTACAACGCGAAAGGGAAACTCAACGGCATCGAGTCCATGATCACGCAGCTCGAAACGGCGCGAAACAGGCTGCGTGCCGTAGGCGGCGACAAGATGGTGCTCGATGTCTTCGGCGGTGTGTTCGGCGTCGAGGCAGGACGCGCCGCGGAAATGCTTGCGCAGAAAGGGCTCGCCGGTTATCGGCAAGCGCAGCAGCGCATGGCGGAGCAGGCGTCGCTCGACCAGCGCATCGCGAAGACGATGGAGAGCGCGGCCAACATCTGGACGGTCTTCTCGACCAACGTCACGAACGCGCTTGCCGCGCTCGCGCAACCGGCGATCGAATGGCTGGAGCCGATGATCATGCATCTCAGCGAGGCCGTTGCGCTTACGCGCGGGTGGCTTGGCGAACACAAGACCTTTGCGAAGTGGACGATGATCATCGTGGGAGGCCTCGCGCTCGCGCTGACGGCCTTCGGTTCGCTGTTGTTGACCGCCGGTTTGTTCGCGAAGCTGGCGAGCGGCCCGCTCATGTTGCTTGGGCGCGTCGGGGGGGCCGGTTTCTCGTTGCTCGCTAGTGGCGCGCGCGCGCTCGGCGCAGCGCTTCCCGCGGCGGTCGGCGCGTTGCGGGCGCTCGGCATTGCCCTGCTCGAGATTCCCGGCATCGGCTGGATCGCGGCCGCGATCGCGGGCGTGGCGTTCCTTGTGTATCGCTACTGGACGCCGATCAAATCGTTCGTCGGCGGCCTGTGGAGCGGAATTGCGGCTGGCTTCGCGCCGGCGTGGGCGATCCTGCGACCTGCGCTCGCCGCGCTCGGCCATGCATTCATGTCGTTGATGGGCGCGCTGCGCCCACTCGGTTCCGCACTGGGCGTCGTGTTCTTCCCGCTGTACTCCCTGCTTCGACCGCTCTTTCCGCTCGTGCAGTCGCTATGGCGTGCCTTCATGTCGCTGTTCACCCCGATCAAGTCGACCGGCAACGCGGCGCACGATTTCGGTGTACGCGTTGGCACCGCGATCGCGGGTGCCATGAAGTGGGTTGCGCAGCTCGAGGCGAAGCTGCTGTCGCTGCCGACCAGATTCCTGCGGCTCGGCGCCGACGTCGTGAGCGGCCTCGTGTCGGGCATCACGAACCGGCTAAGCGCTGCGCGAAATGCAATCACGGGGCTCGGCAACAACATCAAGACGTGGTTCGCCACGACGCTCGGGATTCACTCGCCAAGTCGCGTTTTCATGGGTTTCGGCCAGAACATCAGCCAGGGAACGGAGATCGGCATCCTTAGCCGACTCGGCGCGGTGCGCGGCGCGACGAACCGCATGTCGTCGGCCGCGATCGACGGCGCGCTCGCGATCGCGCGGCGCCAGCTGCCGGCGGCGCGCGAAAGCGACGCGACGGCACCGGGCGGCGCAGCCGGCGCCGGCGTGGTGATCCACTTCTCGCCGACGATTCAGGTCAGCGCCGGCGTCGAGGTCGGCAACCAGGTCAACACTGCGTTGCGCACTGCATACGCAGAGTTCGAGCGGCAGATGGACCGCTACCTCGCGGCGAAGCGCCGCGTGTCGTTCACGGGGTAACGCATGGCACTCGACCTTGGTTCGATCGCACTGGGCGCCGTCAGCAGCGGCTTCGGATTCGGCAACGTCTCGGCGATCGCCGACCAGATAGCCAACGACCAGCTTCAGACGCAGATGGATACGGCACCCTACATGCTACTGGGCGACGTGTCGTTTCTCGTCTTTCCGTTTTCAGGTAGCGAGACGCGTAAGCGCGCCGACTTCGTCGAGCACAAGCTGATCGAGGGCAAGCCGCGGTTGCAGTGGGTCGGCGATGCGCTCGACGAAATCACGTGGCGCATGCTGTTTCACGTATCGTTTTGCTCACCGGAGGCCGAGCTGCAGAAGCTCGAGCAACTGCTCGCCTCGCACGCGGCCGCGCCGCTATCTTCCGCGAATGGAGACTCGCTCGGCACGTTCGTCGTGACGAGCATCACGAAAACGACGCGCTGGACGCTCGAAGACGGGACGCTGCTGTGCTTCGATGCGACCGTCGACCTGAAGGAATTCGTCGTGCCGCCGGCGCCAGTTACGCAAACCGCGAGCCAGTCGCCAGTGGCTGCGCAGCAGCGCACCGCGAGCGGTACGCTCAATCCGCCGGGTACCGTCAGCGCGGCGCCGACGCCGCGCCCCGCTGACGCGGCCGTCACGAGGAATTGACATGGCCACAACCATTCAGGCGATACGGCACGTCACGCTGCAGGGCGAACGCTGGGACACGATCGCGTGGAAGTACTATGGTGACCCCACCGCGTACGGCGCGATCATCGAAGCAAACCCGGCGGCCGACATCACGCCGACGCTGCCGGCCGGCCTCGTGCTGCTCATCCCGATCCTCACGCTCGATCAGCAGGCGGCGCAACAGTCGACGAGCGACCTGCCGCCCTGGAAGCAATGAGCGACCTGTACGCATCGGCGTTGCCCGGCTCGGAGTTCGTGATCGTGCCGCACGGCACCGTCACCGTCGTCTACCAGCAGAAGGACATAACGGCCGCGATCACGCCGTACCTGATCAGCTTCGAATACGTCGACAAGATCGGGGGCGCTGCCGATTCGATCGAGTTGCAGCTGGAAGATACAGAACTGCGCTGGCAGAACGCGTGGTATCCAGGCTTCGGCGATCAGCTCACTGCGTCCATGGGCTACGCCGGCCAGCCGCTGCTGCCGTGCGGGACCTTTGAAATCGACGAGATCGATCTCGAAGGGCCGCCAGACGTCGTCACCGTGAAAGCGCTCGGCGCCGGTGTGAAGCGCGCGGTGCGATCGCGCCGCGGCCGCGCTTACGAGAACACGACGCTATCGGCGATCGCGGCGACCGTCGCCCAACGCAACAAGCTGAAGCTGAAAGGCACC